CAAAAACGAACTGGGATGAACTTATGAGTAGCTTTTGGTGGAAAGTAAAACCATACTATATTATCTCAAAGGAGGGAGTTGATATGATTGATCTAGCAGCATTGAATGTCAACCTTACAAATTTGGGACTTAGTAGCGCGTCTCCTGAGAACCTTAATCAAGAGCGATTTGGACAGCTCCATCATCCTGTCGGGAAGATATGTCTGTACAAACTCAAGAATAAGGTGAATCTCGCATTGGAACAAGCTGGATGTCCTGAGAGGGTAAGTGAGGACAAGTTCAGAAGTATGTACGAGCCTTGGATGTTAGTCGAACCCTTAACTAACTTTTGCTCAGAGAAAACTTTCGCTCCGCGTAATCGGAAAGCTTTGGAGAAAGCTATCCGAGTAGTGGAAAAGAAGCTGATCAAGGGAAGGAAGAGGAGAATATCCTTGGAGGAATCGTATGATAGACTACTTCAGGATAAGTCCGATCATTTCGCAGGATTGCCAACTCTTGGAAAGAAAGCCGATGATAAGGATGCTTTGAAACGTGCTGAACAATGTTGGGTAGGAAAATGCCCTCCACCGCCAATTATTGGCCATCGTGGAAAGAATACCGAAGTTGTCCGAGCTGTTTGGATGTTTCCATTCGAATGGCACATTGTTGAGGCTAGTTTTTACTATCCTTTGTACAGTGTTCTCTATCAGACTCAGACAATATACCCAGTGGGACCGGTCTATCAGAAGCGGTATCTAGCGAGGAAGTATTGTGAGAATCGCACTTACAATACGAAATTCTCAATAGACTATTCTGGCTTTGATGCTAGTCTAGGAACCCAAATGATCGGAATTGCCTTTAAGATTTTATCCGAAGGGCTAATCTTGTCGCCAGAGGAACGTAAGGTTTGGGAGCGGGTGCAAACCTACTTTACGACTTCGCCTTTCTTAGCACCAGATGGGTTGGTGTACAAGGGCAGGAGAGGTGGAGTACCGTCAGGCTCTATGTTCACTCAGCTAGTAGATAGCGTGTGCAATGCTGTAGCGATTGAGTACGCGTTAGCCTGTGAGGAAATTACTTCTTATCGGTACATGGTTTATGGGGATGATTCATGGACAATTCTCCAGTCCAGAGAAGAACCTCAGGAGCTGTTGAAGAAGATCCGGAAACACGTTGGTTCGCTTGGGTTGAGGATGAATGTAGAGAAAACGGCGTACGCAGCGCCGTCTGAGGCAATTTGCTTCTGCGGTCATTATGACATAAAGCGCGGTCGGCCCCTTCAAGATTGTATTGACAAACTGTGCTATCCCGAGAGACCCTCTCAGGCTTTCACGACAAGTGAGGGAATTTGCGAGAGGTTGATAGCTTATATGGCAGATGCTGATAACGTAGGTATCCTAAATCTACTGTTTCTGTCATACTATCACAACGTTCCCATAGAAGACATTCGTTTTCAAACTAACTTGACAAGTGTTATGTCTCAGGTGGCTGAAGGGACAAACATAAGGCATTTGCCTGGAATCTTGCAAGTTATTCAGGAGGCACCTAGAGAGGCCGCTACACTGATGAAAATCAGATCGGCAGTGTGAAA